TGGTTCGTGAAACCACTGAGAACGAGTCACAGAACTATGGTTACAAGTTCGGTCAAGAAGAAGAGACCTACAACATTGTTGCTGCACACGGTTACTTTGGTCGTTTGATCTTCCAATACGCTTCCTTCAACAACTCCCGTTCACTCCATTTCTTCCTTGCAGCATGGCCTGTCGTGGGAATTTGGTTCGCGGCATTGGGTGTCTCCACGATGGCATTTAACCTCAACGGGTTTAACTTTAACCAGAGTCTCCTTTCCTCGGAAGGACGTGTTATCAATACTTGGGCAGACATTCTCAACCGTGCTAACCTCGGTTTTGAGGTAATGCACGAGCGTAATGCTCACAACTTCCCTCTCGATCTTGCTAGTGTTGAAGCAACCCCTGTTGCTCTGACTGCTCCTTCGATTGGTTGATATTCGGAATCCTAATAATTGACATTTACTAGGAAACCAACTATAATGAGGGTCGGAATTTCCGGCCCTCTTTTTTTATTTTGATATGAATACACCAAATATCAAAATTATTAAAACAGGAATTAATCCAGAACCATTTTTAAAAAGAGTTTATGATAACTGGAATGATTGGGATTGGGTTTCATCTTTAAATCCAGAATCTATCGGTGGTGATAAAGACCCATATGGATTCTTACCTCTGATCTGGGCTAAAGTTGATCCAGGAGAAGATCCAAAAAATTCTGAACAGTTACAACAGACCCCATTGTTTTCTCACTATCCAGAGGTTGTTAATTTCTGGAAAGAAAATAATATAAGTAGTCTCGGAAGGGCAGCATTTTTTAAATTGCTTCCTGGTGGTACTGTTGGTAGACACATTGATGAAGGAACCTACTACTTGAAAAAGGATAGGTATCATCTTTCATTACAATCAAGGTATCATTACACAGTTGGTAATGAAGAAATGATTGTTGAGCCTGGAACATTTTTCTGGTTTAATAATAAACTTGAACACGGTGCAAAAAACATAGGAGATATTGATAGAATATCCCTTGTGTTTGATGTACCACATAACAAAAGAAACCCACACCATAAGGTTGGTAAAATTAAAATTAAAAGAAAAGGATTTTTATAACATGGAAGAAAACCAAATCATTGATGTTCAATCACAGGAAGTTGTTGATGAACCAGCACCAGAGGCTCCTACTATGTCATACAAAGAGCGTAAACAACTTGAAGAAGCACGAGTTCGTACTCTCAACAAGCTACTTAAAAATTATCGCCGCAGAATGAAGAACCCCATGACAATTGTCAAGAATCTTGATAATAAATAAATCATCTTTGTAACACATAAATGAAACACGTATTGTTTACCCTTTATGGGTGCGATGCAGATCTTCTGGACAATGAAGAATATATTAGGGAAACTTTGTTTGAAGCAACAAATCATATGGGTGCGACATTTCTAAACACCCATACCCATAAATTCGAACCACAGGGAGTTACTGCAGTTACTCTTCTTGCAGAATCACACATCAGCATACATACATGGCCAGAAAAAAACATGGCAGTTTGTGATGTATTTACCTGTGGTGATGTAAACCCCAGAAAGGGTGCAATATATATGGGTAGAAAACTAAAAGCAAAAGATTTCACCGCTAAAACTATAGATAGAAGTAGAGAGTTTTATTAACATGGAAGCAGTTGTTTACACAAAACAAAATTGTCAATGGTGCGAAAGAGTAAAGTATCTACTCAATAATGTTGGTATCAATTACCTTGAATATGAGTATGAAAAAGACTTTACCAAAAAACAATTTTATGCTGAATTTGGTGAGGGTGCTACCTTCCCTCAAGTTTCAATTGATAACAAACACATAGGTGGATGTAAAGACACACTACACTACCTACAGGAACAGAACTTGCTATGACTACTTCGGAAACAATCTGTCAATTCGTAGATACTATTCTCGATGAGTATCTAACAACAAAGAAAAAAATTCGTGTTGACTTCTACAAGTACTTCCAGTCAGAAGAAATTGATAGGAAGACAATTAATGATTATGCTTCTAATCAACTTCATCAGGTTACTGATGTTATAGATGAAGTAGAAGGAGCTTTAGAAGGTGATGAAGTTCTGGTAGAGGCATATTCACACTTTAAGAAAACAGAACTGAGAGAATTTAAATCTATCCTAGACAGATTCATTACCGATGTTGAGAAGTACAAAGAAGACAAGAAGATTGTTCGTAAGAAAAAACAGAAGACACCAGAACAGATTGTCAAGGGCTTGCATCTTTGCGAAGAACCCTTTATAATAGAGGGGAAGAAATACATCCCTGTTCCCAAGGAAGAGATTGTTGGTGCTAGATCAATTTATCTCTTCAATGTACAGACAAAAGATCTTTTGTTTCTCTCTGGTAAATCACTTACTGTGAAGGGTGCCAAGATTCTTGGATACGATGAAAAACCTTCTGGTTTAAAGAAGGCAAAGAAGATTGTCGAAACATTAGATAGAGTTCTTGAATCTCAATCTTATAACTGTCAAACAATCTTTCAATTGTTTCCAAATAAATCAAGGCCTGTTCCTAAAACAGTGTCTCCCAACTTCCTATTACTTCGAGTTTTGGATTAATGAATAATATCCCTGATAAGTATCTAAATACTAATGTAAGGGCTATGATAAGTGGAGGTTTACCAGAGTCTACAATAGAAAGTCCACAGAAAAAACCAATCCTCCACTTACACAAATTAATTTCTTTCTTCAAGAAAAGGTATAGGTTGGAGGTATCACTTACCAAAGAAGATACTTAAGGAGAAGCAACATGACAGAAGTCACTACACTGTTTTTCAGTTTCATGTTCTGTCTTACAGGCGTTGCATTAGGATTTATTTTTGGGTGGTTTGGCAATAGTTATTTTACTTCTTATATTGAAGCAAAACTACAAGGTCCAATTCACCCAGAAATGATGGATGACGAAGGTTTTCTTGTTAATGAAGAACTTCTTGCTGTACGTTTTGTCGATGAAGATGAATGGGATGAAGAATACGAAGAGGATTAATTTATGATCTTAGTTGATATGAATCAATGCATGATCAGTAACCTGATGATGCAAGTGAAATCGAATGATGGACTTGACATTAATCTAGTTCGCCACATGGTTCTTCGATCTCTGAAACATTACAAAAAAACTTTCAGTGAAGAGTATGGCAAACTAGTTCTTTGTTATGATTCTAAATTTTATTGGAGAAGGGAACTCTTCCCATTCTATAAACAGAATCGTAAAAAAGATAGAGAGAATTCTGATCACGATTGGAATGCAATTTTTAATTGCTTAAATACAATCCGTGATGAGATCCGTGACAATTTTCCATACGTTGTTATGGAAATATATGGTGCAGAAGCAGATGACATTATCAGTGTTCTCACTAGACATGTAGCATCTCAGGACACTGATGAAAAGGTACTTATTCTTTCTGGGGATAAAGACTTCCTCCAGTTGAGTAAATATTCGTTTGTCTCTCAGTACAATCCTATTCAAAAAAAGTATCTAAAACTTGATGATCCAAAAGGATTTTTGATGGAGCATATTATCAAGGGAGATAGAAGTGATGGTATTCCAAACTTCTTGTCTGACGATGACACTTTCATCTCTGGTAAACGACAAAAACCAATCAGCAAAAAGAATCTAGAACGCTGGGTAAAAGAAACTCCAACAAACTTTTGTAAATCTAAAACTGTTTTACAGAATTATCATAGAAACCAAAGACTGATTGATTTTAATTGCATTCCAACAGATATCTATGATAAAATTGTGGAGGAGTTTGAAGTGTTAAATAGGAATGTAAAACGAGGAGTTCCAATTAATTACTTCTTGGAAAACAACCTGACTACACTATTATCTGAAATAGAGGATTTTTAAAATGGCTACTGATTTACCAGTTGAAAAGATGCTTATCTCTGAAGTACTTCAAAAAGTATCTAATGCTAAAACAAAAAAAGAAAAGATTACACTACTGCAAAAATATAAAACACCAGCTCTTCAATCAATCTTGATCATGAATTTTGATGAGAGTGTTGTTAGTATGGTTCCAGATGGTGATGTTCCCTTTACGCCGAATGACTCACCTAAAGGAACTGAACATACTATTCTTCTACACGAGTATAAAAAACTTTATAACTTTGTGAAGGGTGGTAATGATGGACTTCAACAGTCTCGCAGAGAGATGATGTTCATTCAACTGCTAGAAGGACTTCACGTAGATGAAGCAAATATCGTTTGCCTTGCAAAGGATAAACAAATTGGAAAGAGATACAAAATCACTAAAGCTTGTATCTCTGAGGCATATCCAGAGATCCAATGGGGTAATCGTTCATAGGAGGTAAAATGGTTTTATCCACAGCTGACGTTAGTAACTTTAAACAAAAGTATGGCGTCATAGTTATTTGCACAAACTGTCAACCACTTGCTGCTCAGGATAAAACGTTACCGAGAAATTCATATTTAATACGTTGTCAAGATGGAGAAGATATGTGGTATGATATTGCCATGGGATCTCGTTCAGACATTTTCGACGCATACTATGATCGATTTGGTGATGTTATGAAAAGAATGGAATGGACAGAGGGAAGAATTAACCCCAAACTTTGGGGATCTCAAGTCAAAGAATCCAAGAAAAAAAAGTGAGGTATTAATGAAAGTTAAACTTGTTACTGTAACTCCAGAAGCTGAAGCAACCATGGGTTATGTTGCACGGGTGAGTAACCCCGCAAACCAAGATAATCCTAACGTTGCAGGACTACTTGCTTACTGCATTAAACATGAACACTGGTCTGTATTTGAACAGTCATTCATGACTCTGGAGATTGAAACTACAAGAGCTATTGCAGCTCAGATTCTTCGTCATCGTTCTTTTACTTTCCAAGAATTTTCTCAACGGTATGCTGACACAAATCTTCTGTCTCAGCATATTCCTGTTCCTGAACTTCGTCGTCAAGATACAAAGAACCGTCAGAATTCTACTGATGATCTTGATGGATATCTCAAACTTGTTTTGGAATCTGAGATTCAAGAACACTTTGGTAAAGCACAACAACTTTATAATCGTCTCCTTAATCAAGGAGTTGCAAAGGAATGTGCTCGTAATGTGCTACCACTATGCACACCAACTCGTATCTATATGAGTGGTTCTTGCCGCTCTTGGATTCATTATATTAATCTGCGTTCTGCACATGGAACACAGAAAGAACACATGGAAATTGCAGAAGACTGTAGAAAAGTTTTTGTTGAACAGTTTCCAGTTGTTTCGGAAGCTCTTGGGTGGGTTGACAAAACAACCGATTGATAGTATCATAGTGTACATGAGGAACAATCTAGTGTCTCTATGAACATCTTTGTTACAAACCAGTACCCCGCTGAATCTGCAATCTGTTTGCCAGACAAGCACATTGTAAAAATGCCTTTGGAGTGTTGTCAAATGCTTTCCATTGTTGCATCAGATAAATGGGGTCATGGTTATGGTCCCCTTCCCAAGAAAGATGGTACACCATATGCAACCGAAAAAGGTGCATTTAGAAATCATCCCTGTACCCAATGGGCAAACGAAAGTATTCATAACGCTTATTGGTTAATTAAATGGGGTCTCAATCTTTGTGATGAGTATACGCTTCGATATGGAAAAACTCATTCATGTCAAAATGCTCTAACTCATGCTTACTATATTTTCCCTAAGGGTAAGATTACTAAAGTAACACCATTTGTGAGGGCAATGCCAAATGAGTATAAACTTGACGCAAGCATTGACACTTTTACTGCTTACAAACGTTATATCGCATCCAAACCTTGGGTTGCATCTAATTATCTACGTATGCCAAAACGAAAACCTGATTGGGTCTAATTAAAATCTATCCTAGTATAAATATTAATAACAGGATAGATTAAATGAAACACAAACATCATATAATACCAAGATATGAAGGTGGAACTAATCTACAAGAAAATCTTGTAGAATTATCTACGGTACAACATGCTATGTGGCACTATGCTGAATGGACTAGAAAAAAAGATCAGCGGGATTATCTCGCCTGGAAGTGTCTCTCTGGACAAATAGGAAAAGAAGAAATTCAAAGCATAAAATCTAAAATAGGGTATGCTAAAATGAAAAGACTTTTAGAAAACAAGCCACATCCAGGAACAAAGTTGAAGGGCAGAAAACAAACTGAGGAGCATAAAAAAAACAGAAGTAATTCACTTAAAGGTAAAATATGTTGCAGTCCTGAAGCAATTCAGAGAATGCGAGAAACAAAAAGAAAGCTTACTGATGAACAAGTCAAAGAAATTTTGACAAGTAATGAAAAGGGTATTACTCTTGCATCTAAATATAACATTACTCCTTCTCTAGTGTCTCAAATAAGGAAGAGAGTTGCTTCAGGTTACAAACATTGTTATTGAGGATTAAAATTTTGCCATCATATCCAGTAATAAATAAAACCACAGGAGAGACGAAAGAACTCTACATGTCCATGATCGAATACGATCAATGGAAGAAAGACAATCCAGACTGGGATAAAGACTGGTCTCAAGGTTGTGCTTCTTCTGTTAGTGAAATTGGTGATTGGAGAAATAAAGTTCCTAAAGATCTTCAGACCAAAATTAATAACATTAAGAAAGGTCATCACGGTTCAACAATTCAGGGTTTTTAAAATATGCCAAGAGCTAAAAAGAATGAATCTAATTTCTCCAACATGAAGGCGAAACAACTTCGGAGAAAGAAACCAATCAATTCAGATATGTTGGTTGGTATTGAACCTTTGACTCCAGCTCAAGAAAAGGTATTTGAACATTGGAATGAGGATAAAAACTTATTCATGTATGGTGCAGCAGGAACTGGTAAGACTTTCGTTGCACTCTACCTTGCACTCAAGGATGTTCTAAATGAAAACACACCTTACGACAAAGTTTACCTGGTTCGCTCTCTTGTCGCTACTAGGGAAATTGGTTTTCTTCCTGGTGATCATGAAGACAAATCCTCACTTTATCAGATCCCTTATAAGAATATGGTAAAGTACATGTTTGAAATGCCCGATGATGGTGCATTTGAAATGTTGTATGGTAACCTGAAGGCACAAGAAACTATTTCTTTCTGGTCAACAAGTTTCATCCGTGGTACTACACTTGACCGTGCTATTGTTATTGTTGATGAATGCCAGAACCTAAACTTCCACGAACTTGATTCGATCATTACCCGTGTTGGTGAAGACACTAAGATCATCTTCTGTGGTGATGTTCAGCAGTCTGACCTTGTGAAGACTAATGAAAGAAATGGTGTTCTTAACTTCATGAGCATCCTCCAGACAATGAAAGAGTTTGGTATGGTTGAGTTTGGTGTTGAAGATATTGTACGCTCAGGACTCATTCGTAGTTATCTAATTAGTAAGATCAGTCTAGGTTTCTAATGTTTAATCATGTAAAGGTTGATCTACCATCTAAACTTAAACGTGTTGAGATAGATGGTAAACGGTATTATCAAATCCCTGATCACGAAGATGTAA